AAGGTCCTCATCCCGATCTCCCTGGTCTGGTTCGTGCTGGTGGCCGTGGTGCGCGCCTTCCGCACCTTCTCGGGCGCCTCCGTGCAGGCACTGCTGCTGCCGATGGCCGTCGTCTTCTGCGTCATCATGTTCATCCTCTTCCTCATTCCCGACAAGGAGGAAGAAGAGGAGCTCTACGAGGACTATGAGGACGACGACGAGGACGCCGACGACGACACGAGCGACAACACGAGCGACAACGACGCTCCCGCGCCCTCGCTCGTCGACCGCTTTATTGTTCCTCCGTTCTCTATACTCGATAGCCGAAAGGGCTACTGGCAGAAGCGCAAGAAAGCGTGGCGCGAGCTTATAGGCAACACTGGGGAGACGCGCGGAGATATGCATATCGCTCAGATCGAGATGAAATACCCGAACATATACTACAACTCGAAGGAGAAGCGAAAGGAGCTGGGCATAACCTTCCGCGAGTACCTCGATAAGTACGTCTCGGAGGAGGAAAAGCGCGAGGATAGCAAGGTATTGACCTCGGGCGTCTCGCTCTTCGATCCCGTCCTCGCCGAGGTTTTGTGTAAGTGGTTCACTCCCTCCGAGGGGAGTAGGATCTTCGACCCCTTTGCGGGTGACACGCAGAAGGGGCTTGTCTTCGCTTCGTGCGGGCATACGTTCCGAGGAGTAGAGCTACGTCAGGAGCAGGTGGACGTAAACGACCGAGTGCTCGCTGGGCGAGGCCTCGACATCGCCTATATCTGTGACGACGGGCGTAACGTCGCGAAGCACGTCGAGGCTGATAGCCAAGACCTGCTGTTCTCCTGCCCACCCTACTACGACGTCGAGGTGTATAGCGACCTGCCGAACGACGCCAGCAATCAAGGCACTTACGAGGACTTCCTTCATATCCTCCGCGACGCCTTCCACAGCGCTATCGGTTGCCTCAAAAACGACCGCTTCGCCGTGGTCGTCGTCGGAGACGTTCGCGATAAGCGCACGGGCTGTTACTACGACTTCGTCGGAGACGTGAAGCGCATATTCAAGGACGCGGGAATGCCTCTCTATAACGAGGTAGTACTTATCGAGAGCGGTGCGAGTACGGCGCTACGCGTGACTAACTGCATGAAGACGCGAAAGATGGTCAAGTGCCATCAGAACGTCCTCGTATTCTACAAGGGCGACCCGCGAAAGATAAAGAGCCACTTCCCCGCTATCGAGTACACGAGTGAGGAGGAGGCCGATATGGAGGCCACGCTCGAGGCGGATACTAACGACTAACCAAAACGACAGAACAGACTATGGGAAAAGCTCAACAAGCAGGTAACGAAAAGGCAAAGCGCAAGCGCGAGGGGCGGCTGGTGATCGTCGCCGAGCTGTACAAGAAGGGCTACTCGTGCCGACAGATCAGCGAGGAGGTTATGAAGCGCCTCGACATCGCGAGCTACTCGACGAGCGTCGTGCATCGCGACATACAGGTGTTGCTCAAGGAGTGGCGCTCGGGGAGGCTCGAGGATATGGACGACGCTATACAGCTCGAACTCGAACGTATCGACGACACGGTACGCGAGCTGTGGGGGCAGTGGGAGCGATCAAAGGAGGCGCAGATCGAGGTGTACAAGAGCAAGCGAGGACGCCCAGCGGGTACGGGTGGTAACGGCTCAGGCGGAGGCCTGCAGACCGTCGAAGCGACCGAAACGGAGAAGACAAAGGCAGGCCTCGGCGACGTGACGTACATAGCCGAGATACGCAAGCAGCTGATGGAACGCCGTAAGCTCCTCGGTCTGTACGCACCCGAGAAGAAGGACATCAGCGGGGGCGTATCGTTCGCTTCGTTCCTAATCGAGAGCGGGCAGATCGACCTCGACGCTCCCACGGACGACGACAACGACGAATAGCGGGCAATGGCAAAGAAGACACGAACGACGAACAAGGAGGGACGACTGCGACAGCAGGGCGTCGACCTCGTCGCGTCGTGGCGTGCCGACTGGTGCAAGTTTGCCCGCGAGGCGCTCGGCGTAAATCTCGACGAGGAACAGCAGGCGATCCTTCGATCTGTAGAGCACAATCCCCGTACGTCGGTCGCGTCGGGTACGGCGCGCGGTAAGGACTTCGTCGCCGCCTGCGCCGCCGTGTGCTTCCTCTACCTCACGCCACGATGGAACGCCGAGGGGGAAATGATCGAGAATACGAAGGTCGCACTCACCGCGCCGACCGACCGACAGGTGAAGAACATTATGATGCCCGAAGTTGCGCGCCTCTTCAACCGCGCGCGCCGTCGTGGTGTCGATCTCCCAGGACGGCTCAACGCCTACGACATAAGAACGAGTAACGACGAGTGGTTTCTCACTGGCTTCAAGGCCGACGAGCATAACCACGAGGCGTGGTCGGGCTTCCACGCCGTCCACACTATGTTTATCATCACCGAGGCCTCGGGTATCGGTGAGGACACGTTCGCGGCTATCGAGGGGAACCTGCAGGGAGACTCCCGCATCCTCCTCGTCTTCAACCCTAACACGACGACGGGCTACGCCGCACGAAGTCACAAGGGCGACCGCTGGGCGAAGTTCCGCCTTAACAGCCTCACCGCCCCGAACGTCCGCGAGAAACGCGTCGTCATCCCTGGGCAGGTAGACTATGCGTGGGTCGTCGATAAGCTCCGCGAGTGGTGTACGCCTATCGACGAACGCGACCGTGCCGAGGAGCAGGACGACTTCGAGTTCGAGGGGCAGTGGTATCGCCCCGAGGATCTATTCCGTAAGAAGGTACTCGGGTGCTTCCCGAAGGTCGGCGACGACGTCCTCATCCCCCAGCAATGGATAGACCTCGCCGTCGAGCGCTGGCGACGGGCAGGCGGTCAAGAGCCACCAGCCTACGAGCAGCGCATCCTCGGCGTCGACGTCGCAGGGATGGGTCGCGATAGTTCGTGCTTCTGCGAACGCAAGGGCAACTACGTCTTCCCCCTCGACTGCCGTAACTCGGGCGGACGTGCCGACCACATGGCCGTCGCTGGCGAGGTACACGCACGCCGACGCCGAGAACCTAACCTCATCGTGAGCATCGACACTATCGGCGAGGGAGCGGGCGTGTATAGCCGTCTCGAGGAGCTGGGCGGAGATAGCCGCCTACTGATCAGCTGTAAGTATAGCGCAGGAGCGAAGATCCGCGACCGAGACCTCACCGACGTAACTGGGCAGTATCGCTTCGCCAACCTCCGCGCCTACCTCTTTTGGGCGGTACGTGACTGGCTCAACCCAAAAAACGACACGGGCGCGATGCTACCGCCCGACGATCAGCTGGCCGAGGAGATGTCCGAGGTACGCTGGTCGTTTCGCTCAGACGGGCGCGTCCTCATCGAGAAGAAGGACGAGATAAAGAAGCGCCTCGGGCGCTCCCCCGACCGCTTCGACGCACTCGCCAACACGTTCTACCCCACGCACGCCGTAGTGGGTGGCCGTATTGACCTCGCACGACTTAGCGCGCTTGTGTAGCGTGCTACCTACATAACGACACTAACGACTAACCAAAAACAAGAGAGAAAGATGTCACATATCAACGACCTACTCAACGACGCCTCCGTACCCGTGGCGGACAAGCTCACCGCCCTAAAGGAGAAGGCTATCGACGTCCCCGTGTGGGCGGGGAAGAAAAACCTCGAGGGGCAGTACGACCCGAAGTATCACCCAGTGATGGACAAGACGCAGTACCCCGACGTTGTCGGCAAGCAGGGCATCGAGAAGGTTACACGCGTGGCGCTCGACCTCCAGCGCCTCGCCGTTAAGCGTATGACAGAGCTGTGCGTCGGCATCCCCGTCAAGCGTATCTACAAGCCAGCCGACGAGCGACAGAAGGAGGTCGCGCAGTACCTCGAGGCGATCCTCCTACGCAACCGCGTCGACACCCTCAATATCGAGCGACTTAATATGCTCTTCGCAGGGTGCGAGGTGCTAACGCTGTGGTACGCCACAGAAGCGCCGAACAACGTCTACGGCTTCGATAGCCGCCTCAAGTTCCGATGCCGTAACTTCTCCCCTATGCTCGGCGACGCCCTGTACCCGCTCTTCGACGAGTTCGGCGACCTCGTGGCGCTCTCGGTAGGCTACGCCCGAAAGGTCGGCAAGGCGAAGATTAACTACTTCGACACCTACACCGACGGCCTGCACGTACGATACAGCGACGGCGGCGAGGGCAAGTGGTCGGAGGTAGAGCGCGAGGCTACCACCCTCGGCAAGATCCCCGCCGTGTATATGTACCGCCCTACGCCTATTTGGGAGAACACCTCGGAGACTGTCTACGAGATCGAAATGGCGCTATCACGTAACGGCAACTACCTCCGAAAGAACTCCAAACCGCTGTTTATCGTGATGGCCGACGAGGTGATCTCCTACGGCGACGAGCAGAGCCAAGATAAGGAGTTCCGCTCCGTGATGCAGTACCCATCGGGAGCGCGCGCCGAGTACGTGACGTGGGAGCAGGCCGTCGAAAACCTAAAGTTCTTTGTCGATAACCTCCGCTCGCTCTTCTTTACGCAGCTCCAGCTCCCCGACTGGTCGTATGAAAAGATGTCACAGCAGGCTCTCTCGGGTGAAAGCCGTAAGCAGTTGTTCATCGACGCGCAGATGAAGGTAACGGACGAGAGCGGCCGCCTTCTCGAGTTCTTCGACCGCGAGCTGAACGTCGTAAAGGCGTTCCTCAAGAGCGCTCTCCCCGCATACGCCGACGCTATCGACGCGCTAATCGTCGAGACGAAGATAACGCCCTTCTCGATCGGTGACCAGCAGGAACAAATTAACATGCTAATCACGGCGAGCGGTGGCCTGCCCATTATGTCACAGCGCGAGGCGATCGAGGCGCTCGGCCACTCGGAGGACGTCGATCAGACGCTGCGCGAGATAGCCGAGCAGTCGCAGGGCGACGTGTTTAATCCGCTGGAGGGCGCTGTCGGTGGCGAAGCGGAGTAATACCCCAGCCACGAGGAGAAAGGACGTCACGGACGACGGGGAAGGCTCACGCGGGCAGTGCCGAGACTGCGCACTCATCCACGATCTCGCCTACTCCTCGGCCGTCGACGGACGCCCAACCCTCGGGCGATGTAAGTACAACAAGCACGGCGGGCGCTTCCTCGACCTCCTCTCGAGGGAGGCCTGCCCGAACTTCGAGCAACGAATGGACTAACGACAGACAATGGCAAAGAAGCTCATCGCACCGCGCCGACGCCGACGCACCGCAGGCCTCGACTACGAAGCCCTGCACCGCCTACACCTCGAGGCCTACTCCCGTATGATCGCGGGGGCGTACGACAAGGCGATCTACGAGGCCGTCGCCGTGGCCGTCACTATCCACGGCGTCAAGCCTCCCGAGGGGGAGATCTTCACCTTCGATAAGCACCCCGCGGCGAAGAAGCGTATCGAGGGCGTTATGGCGGGGCTACAGAAGCGTATGCAGGGGATCATCGAGCAGGGCGTGCGCGCCGAGTGGACGCTGGCCAATAACAAGACCGACGCCCTCGTTAAACGTGTCTATGGCAAGAGCCTCGAGACGATGCCCGAGGGGCGAAAGCGCCTACTCCTAAGCAACAACGAGGACGCCCGCGAGGCGTTCGTGAAGCGCAAGGAGCAGGGGCTGGGTTTGAGTGACAAGGTATGGCGATACACCACCCAGTTTAAGGCCGAGATCGAGATGGGGCTGGATGTTGGCATCCGTGCGGGGCAGTCCGCCGACGAACTCTCCCGCGCCCTGCGTGGCTTCCTTCGCGAGCCTAACAAGCTCTTCCGCCGCGTTCGCGACGAACACGGGCAGCTGCAACTATCGGCACGTGCGAAGGCCTACCACCCAGGGCAGGGCGTGTACAGATCGAGCTACAAGAACGCCCTCCGCCTCGCCGCCACGGAGACGAATATCGCATACCGCACGGCCGACCACGAACGACAGCAGGCACTGGACTTCGTCGTCGGTATCGAGGTGCATCTATCGGGCAACCACACCCTCAACGGCAAGCCCTTCAAGTGTATGTGCGACGACCTCGTAGGCAAGTACCCGAAGGACTTTAAGTTTACGGGCTGGCACCCCAACTGCCGATGCTACACAACGCCCATACTCAAGACACCCGAGGAAATGGCCGCCGATACGCAGCGCATCCTCCGAGGCGAGCCGACCGACGGGCGGAGCGTTAACGCCGTGGGCGACGTTCCCGAGGGCTTCAAGACGTGGCTATCGGAGAACAAGGGACGTATCGACGGCGGGGCATCGCTCCCCTACTTCATCCGAGACAACAAGGACTACACAACGTAACGACCACCACGAGCAAACGACGAGGAGCGAGCGCTGCACACTGCAACGTCCGCCCCTCGGCTTATGTAGTAGTATCGTGGCTATGCCTTCGCTCGCTGCGTCTTGCGATAGATCGACACACGACGCACGGCGCACCGACGCCCCTCGTACTTATTGCCGTCGGTTAGCTTAATGCGGTAGAACGTCTGCACCGAGCAGCCCACCTCCGACGGTGTGAAGTGGTCGAAGATAGCGGCCAGCGAGAAGAAGTAGTGCGAGCGTTCCGTGTGTCCGTCTGGGGGATCGTGAAAGCGCACCTCATAGGCGTAGATAGTATCGTTCTTGATCATAATTCGTCGTCTATCTTATTGTCATTGCTTTTGCCCCTCTGTTGTTATTGTTAGCCCTAATTTGCTCATAGCCTCCGTGGCTATGTATTGGGTCATGTAGGCGTAGATCTCTTCGCTCTCGTCGGTAAGGGTCACTCCAATGTCCTGCAGCATCTTTATCGCCACGTGCGAGGCTTCGTGTATGAGTATCGTCGCCGTCGTTTCTTGGGAGAATACATCTCTGATCCAGATAACAGCACCCCCTGAGTTCAGCATGAACGCCTCCCCGTTAACCGAGCTTCTCGGTGCATTCTCCTTCAGCTCGTTGAGCTCTTCCCTATCTAAGTGCGGGTTTAGGTGGCCTATGAACGTGGTGTAGTCTGAGACCATCACCAGCACCTCACGGCGGAAGAGGTCTATTCTTACTGTGTGTAGCTTGTCGTTGTTCATCTTTCAGTCGCTTACTTATTCGTTACTCTGTTGCTCCCCCCCCCCCCCCCCGCGTCTTTTCCTTTTTTTTTTTGCGCGCGGCGCGCGCGGGCTGCGGGGC